CTCGATGTACAACTTGTACACCTCAGGTGATGTTGCCGACAATTTGGACGCGAAGAGCTTCGTATAGAAGTCCTCCCCGTTTGCACCAATGCTAGCCCCAGGTCCCAATCTACCAACGGCACAGATGTCGAAGGTAGAAGAGACAAGGGGTTCGCCCTCAGGATGAAAGAACAGATCGAGCTCCCGCTTTAGGAGTCCGATGAGTTCCTCATCCAAGAGAGTGTCAGCGGACAACTGCCAATTCCGACACCGCAAATTAGCGGCAAGGAATTTCTCAAGGCATCGATCATCTGCATCGGCCGCTATCTCCTCCTGAAACTTCTTCAGGAATGATCGCACCAAACGCAGACGAGCAACGTCAGGGACAGAAGCTCCAGGCCAATAATCGCTTACCTCTGAAGAAGCTAAAAACTTCTCCATCGCTGGGCGATCTGCGCCATAGAGATCATCTAACAAGTATCCGAAAAGAGCGCAGGACGATATGTCCATGAGGTCCTCCCGAGTACAGCATCATTGTAGAACGCTAGAGGAAGCGGCTAGGGCGAACCAAGATCATCTCGACCATTCAATATGAATTGAAAGGCCAAGAACGATTTTGTGCCAAAGCAGATTAAGCTTCGTAGCTACTCGAACACCGCGGTTGTTAGCCGCGATTACAACCTGTTTCACAGCAGGTTGGTAACGAGTGTATCGCCAATGCCAGCAGATTGCTGGTTGAGGGCTCCAATGAGCAGGCTCAAAGCTGCCCGAATGTCTTCCGGTTCCACAAGATCAGAGCCAGCTACGACCGAAAAGTCGCAGCGAAGCTGCATCACCTGCGGATTCTGGCCAGCAACGGGAACAACCCCTTTGCGAACCCAGATGGAGTAGACATTACGCGGCGACTGGCCAATCATATTATTACCCGGGTTCGGAATCGGCGCAGATCGAATCTGCGGCGGTCGAGCACAGGTAATAGTGAAAGGCTTCGACGCACCATGCACATCGACATTGGGCTGAGTACCAGTAGTACTGGTAACGGCCCACTGTTTAGAATATGCATTGGGAGGGTAATCACTCACAAGGCCGTAGCCAGGAGTGGTGAAACCGGTCTGGGCTGAGCCAGTTACCGGAGAGGTGACATTAATAGTCATAAACGACCCTTATAGGGTACGGAGGTGGAAGATTAGATACTAG